AGACGCTTAGCCCAAGCTCAGCGCAAGTAATGTCAACCCATTGCCCAGGTGCCCAAGCGCTCACAAGCGCAAAGGTGCTTACGCCGGTTTGCGCATAGCCGCCGTTATACCCGTATTGGTTGAAGCTCTGTGTGCCTCGCCCTTGAATGGTGAAACTACCAGACTGCACGGGCTTGTGTCGCTCTAGGAAAAAAGCGCGGCTGATACGGTCAATCTCTGCGCCAACATCCTTAGTGCTGGTAGGTGCCTCAACAATGTCATCAAAGGTAGGCGCACCCGCCCTGCGAGCAAATCCTGCTGAGGTGTAGTTTGTTACTCGCTGCGCGGTGGTTTCGCTTTCTGATGAGGATGTGATAATTAGCGCTTCCTTGGTGGTGCGGTAATCCCACGCAACTTCAAGTCTGCTTGGCATCAGCGTTGCTGCCGCGGTAGTGGTGTTTGGGTTTTCCGTGCCGGTAGTAATCAGCTTGTATGGAGCGGTGGCATAAGTGGGCACAGCCGTTGGGTCAGTCAACCCATAATTAAGCCTCCCCTGCGTGTCAACGAAGTAGCGCCTGTTTTTAACATCCATACCACCGTATGCCTCAACAATGGAATCAAGCGCTGAGCGGAGCGTGCCAGCTGGGAAGGTCAAGCCAGTCTGGTTTGGATTTGTTGAGCCAACAATTTTAGTATTTGAAGCGGTGTTAAGAATTCGGTTAAGCGCGTAATCGCGCCCCTTATTTGCCTTCACCACATTGAGCATTTTGATAACCGCCGCGCTCTCATCCTCACCAGAGTTAATACCAATGCTGCCTTGGTCTGGCTGCCCGTTTGGCGTAATGCTGATGATTCCGTTAAGAGCGCCATACATAAATGCGCTTGTAGCCGTCACGGAGCGGTACACATCAGGCGTGGCTGCCAGCCGAATCCATACGCGGGTGGTATCAGCAACCTTTGTAGTGGGGTTTTTGAATGTAACGGCTGCGCCGGTAAACTTATTGTTTACCAAGTTTTCCATCATTGAGCCGCGTGGCGAGGTTGTCGCTCCCTGAATCCAAATGGTTTGCCCATCCTTTAGCCCGTGGTCAACGCCAAATGCAACACGCATATAGCCAGTCTTGCCCTCGCGGGTGATACCAGTAGAGCTGAGCGCGCTCTGCGCCGTGGCATTTGAGCCAGTCTGCGCATAAGTAAAGGTGTAATCATTAGGTGTTGAGGCAATCGTGAAGCTGCCGTTAAAGCTCGTGCCGTTTCCGCCAAGCGCACCCTCAACCACAATTTTCTGCCCTACACCGTAGCCGTGCGCTGCCTTTGTGGTTACGGTCACCACATTGCTGGCGCGCACCATATTTGCTGGGTCAGTTACCGCCTTGCTGCTTAGCGGCTTGCCAAAGATAACCAGGCGGTCAAGCACCGCATTGGAATCAGATACCTGCACATCGGCAATGCTGCCCTGCCCAGAGCCTGTAAGCCGCGCGCTAATGCCGCTGATGGTGCCCAGAAAGAGCACATCAGAGCCATCGGTTGCGGGGCTAACTCCAGTGTTTTTCTGAATCAGGCGCACCCTTGCCTCATCAGGGAATAGCAGCCACCACGGCCCTACTGCTGGAGTGTCATCCTGCACCACGCTAAATGTCATCGTTGCGCCCTCGCCGTCACCTGAGGCAGCGAGCTGCACGCTCTCAGTTGGCACATAGAGTGCGGAGTTGCGGGCGGTGCCGCTGTAGTCAATCAATGGCGCAAACAAATCCTGAGCAAGCGCAGCGGTGTAGGAAGTTTCTGATGCCGTGCCGCTCCCCAGCACCGTGGTTACAGTTGCAGTACCGGCAGAGCCTGCTGAACTGATGGTAAAGGTGGTACCGCTTGGCGTGGTTGCAACCGTCCAGGCTCCCACCATTGAGGTACCAGCCGTGCCAGTTGCGCCCTCAATCGCAATGATTGAGCCAACCACAAGGCTGTGGGTTGCAACCGTGGTGACAGTGACAGTGCTGCCAGAGCGCACCGCGCTTGCAATTGGCGGGCAATCAACCCAGAGCTGGTAGGGTGCCGTTGCCATTATGGGTAAATGCGGCTAGTGCCACCAGTCACAGCGCGCCGCCCAAGGTAGGAATCAGTGCTTTCTGCAATGGTGCGCCCATCAAGATTGACGCTAAGATTTGCAGTGAACCCGCCCCCGCCCGTGGTTGCGCCAAGTCCAAACACAGTGCTTGCGGCTGCAGCACCTTGCGAGGTTTTAATTTTGCCCTGCGATTCCGCACCACTTACCTGATTGAGTGCGTTAACCACGGCTGTAATGTTATTGACTAGCCAGGTGAGCGCATCAAAGAATGGCTTGGCAAGTGCAAAGGCTGCCTCAATTGCCTTGCCTAGCAGCATAAATGCACCAGCAAGTGCGCCCTCACCATCGCCCCATAGGGCTGCAATAAGGCTGCTCACAGCCGTAAACAAACCATCAGGCCCAGTAAGTGCGGTGGCTACCGCCTCAAGCTCTGGCTTAAAGCCATCAACGATTGAGCCAACCACCTTGCCAACGCTGTCAACCATTCCACCTGGAGCGGTCAAACCGCCAATCGTATTGGCAATAGCATCGCCAAGAGCAGCAAGCCCTTCCTCTGCAATCGGCAGCACATTCGTAGTCAGGAAGCTGAGCGCGTCATTAACTACAGGAAGCAGCCGCGCACCCATATCCTCCATAGCCTCATTCAACCGAATCTGAGCAGCCTCAAACTTTACGGCTGTGCTGTTAGCAATCTCATCTGCAACGCCAGCATATTTCTCGCTTGCTGCGCGCAAGATATCCTGCTTGCTTGCTCCCTTTTCAACTTCAATACCAAGGGCTGCCAAGCCGCGCGTGCTGCCCTGCGCACCGCGTCCAAGCGCGAGCATTACCGTGCCGATATCTTTGCCGGTTGCAGCGGCAATATCTGCCGCAATCGCATTAGCCTTAAGCAGCTGGTTTTGCTTGGTAAAGAATCGGCTGCCTACCTCCAGCCCCTTGCGCACATCGTCATCAGTCATACCAAGGCGCTGGAATGCCTTGATTTGCTCATTAATCTTTGGCTTCAGCGTGTCCATTTCAAAGCCGCGAGCCTTCAGGGCGGCATTCAGCCGAATGGTGGCTTTCTCATCATCGGCAGCGCTCTTAATTGCGGAGATAGCCAAAGCGCCAATAGCAGCTGCAGCGGCAGCCGCACCGGCAGCCATTGCCCTAAAGGCAGTGCCAGCGGCTGAGCGCAGCTTGCCCATAGACTTACCCACCTTGCCCATTACGGAGCTTGCCGCATCCTTGGCAATAATGGCGAATACTGCTGAACTAGTTGCGCTTGCCATTTAGTATTTAACCAGCCTTCCAATCATCCCAAAAAAGTCTTTGGCGGTTACGCCCATCCCTGCGAGCTGCCCGCCACGCCTGAACTGCAGAATTCTACCCCTGAACACACTGTTATTGTAAAAGGCTTCCACGGTATTGTGGAATGCATCAATAGCCTTTTGCTCATTGCTGCTGTTATCCACCACCTTATTTACAAAGCGGTTAGCGGTAATGGGCTTGACTGCAAACACGCCCTTTTTGGTGACGCGCCTGCCCTTAGTCCCCTTCACGATAATCCACCTGTACCACGGATTTTTCTTAGAGCCGCGCCCAGCAAAGAGCGGCCCTACCACTGCGCTTGGCTTGGAGTAGCGTCCAGCCTTTGCCTTCACACCGCTGGCAAGATTGCCGGTTTTACCGCGTGGGGCGGCTGCCTTAATGGGCTTGCTGTAGGTGCGGGCAGCGTTAACCGTAGCCATAGACATAAGCCGCCTGTACGCCGTGGGGTTTGAACCTTCTAGAAAGCCAAGCTCATAGGCTTTAAATTTAGGGTCTACCTTCAATACGAAATTAATGCCGCCGTCAGCCACGCCGCATCCCTTCCTTTGGTTGCAAGTCTGACATCAGCATAAAAGTACGCAACAGGTCACCCGCCTCCCAATCCATTACCTCGTGCGGGGCAATGCCGAACTCTTTACCAATCAGGTGCGCCACAATCAGGGGGTCTGGCTGGATGCTCCTGCCCGCAGCTAATCGCTGCGCATCCAGCCTTACCGCGGGGGGAGTGCTGCTACCGCATCGCTCCAGGCCTGCACCGTTGCGGTGAGGGCATCCATTGGCGCATCAAGCACATCTGGTGCAGGGTCACCGGCATCATCAAGGAAATTATGCTTAACAATCAGGCTGCCTAGCGCCTTCATCGCACGCGCGCTGTCATTGCTCTGCAACTCAATCAGCACGCGGGCGCTCACGCCCTCTGCCTTCATCGTGGCTGTCCAGCCCTCAAAAGGCGCTGGCAGCACGATATCAACGGTACGAAACTGCGGCTTGCTCTGTGCCATTTAAACCCTCCCCTCTAAGCCAAGCCTTATGGCAAGGCGCTCAAATCGCTATTCACAATAATCTGCAGGCTCTTGGCGCTCGTAGCGTCATACACCAGCGTGCCCGTTACAGCCATCGTGGTAAGCCCATCCTCAGCGCCAGCCATTGGCTGCACTTCAGTTGGCACCACCATACATAGGATGTGGCACGAGAATGAGCCTGAAGTCCAAGTGAGCCTAATGCCAACAGGTGTGCCAGCCTGGTATGCGTCATACCAAACGCTCACGGCTGAAGCCGTGCTGCTCACCGTCATTGTCAGTGTGCCAGTAAATGGGTTGCTTTCGCTGTGCGTGCTAAAGCTCGTGGTGCCAGCAAGGTAAGCCTGCTTGGTAATACCGCTGCTGAACTCAAGTGAATAATCAAGCAAATATTGGAAGGCCGTGCCTGATGCGGTGCCTGGGAATACGGTGCCGCTCTGGTAGCAATTCCACAAACGCCCAGCCATAAATGGGCTGGTTGGCGTGCCGTCAGCAAGCGTATCGCTGTTTTTGGTAATCGTCTGACCAAACAGGTTGGCGCTCAGATTTGTCAGGCCGGAGCGGTCTGCGGCAATGGTAATTGATTCCGCAAGGCAGTAATCAACCACATACTGCTGCTGCCCATCCGTAGCCACAAGGCTGTAGCTCTTAGGGTCATTTGCAGCGGTCATTGAATAGTTGTAATCCCAGCCGTATGGCGCAGCAGTGCCGCTTGGGCTTACGGTCTTTGTCATTGATAGCCAAATTGGCAACTCACCAATGCTGACCGCTGGCACGCTTGCGCTAATCGTTGGCTCAACGCTTACCAGCGTGGCGGTATTTGACAGCAAAGGATTGCGTAGCGCAACGCTGCGCTCAGGGCCTAAATCTAGCGTGGTGCCTGGTGACAAAACACCCGTAGGTGACACCAAGAGCTTGCGCCCGCCGCTTGTGAGCGTTGGGGTAGTGCCTGGTGTTGCCTCGCTAAAGGCCACCAGCTTTGAAAAGACAGTATTCCCGGCGGACGCTGCAGGCATCAGTCAAACTCCTTATCATCAGCCGCTAGTGCGGCAATCTTATTTACAGGCTTGGCAACGCCCGCCTTAATCCACGCTTGCGCAATTGTAGCAGGCACGCTGATTGTAGAGCCGTCCAGCGGCAAGCCGCCTACAAACTCTCCACAAGGAAGTGAGCCTTCAACATATTGCACTTCAATCTGCTCTGGGCTTTCGGCTACCTTACGCGGTGGCATTAATCGCCTCCACGCTTGACACCTCTACGGTGGCTGTCACGGTTAGGTAATCCATCTCATTCCATTGGTCATTTCCAATGCTGGTGCCAGTCACGCTGGCTTGCGCCACCGCATCAGTGCCGTTAAGCGTTACCCCGTCAATGAGGCAATCACGCAGCCAGGTGCGCCAAGCCATCAGGTCTTGATACTTACGCCCCATATCAGCCTGAGGCTGTAGGTACACAGTAACCGCAAGGTTGAGCGTTACCTGCCTATTGGCAGCGCCGTAACTCACGCTGTCATCAGCTGGCACAATCACCACTGCTGGCACCACCGCAAGATTATCTGGCGGGTATGCGTGCACCGTGCGCAGCGTGTAGCCGGTAGGCGGTGTTGCCGCCCTTAGGTGCGCTGCGAGCGCATTGATAATGGTGACATCGTTAAAGCTCACCGCGCCAATCCATCCCGCTTACGGTATGCATCAAGCAACACTTGCGCTTCAGGATGTAGCGCGCGTGTCTGGCGCAAAATTCCGCCCAGCTCCTGCGAGCCAATCACTCCGAATGGACTTGTGCGGGATGACCATACAGCACCAGCCTGAATAATTGCGGCTTGCTTGACTGCGCTTGGAACTGCAGGCCATCCAAATACGCCCGTTACCTTCACGCCAAGATAAACCGCAACAGGGAATGCCTTAGGTGCAGCGGTGCTGGTATCAATCTCTGTATATGCCCAGCCATCAAGCGCAGCGTTGCGCGGGGCAAGCACATAATCCGTGCCGCTCGCCCAGGTGGTTTCATAAGTGCCGTCACCGTTATCATCAGTCTGCAGCTGGCTCACACTCACAATGTCATCAGTCAACACATATGACCAGTCACCGGCGGTGTAGTAGCGGGTTTCTGATGCAGTGCCAAAGCCCTGCTTGCGGTCTGTGTAAAGGTCAATCAGCGCATCAGTTGCATCAAGCACAGATTGCAGCGCACCATCATCAGTGGTGTCAGCGGTGCCAATCCCAATAGCGCTCTTGAATTCTGCCAGCGTTGCGTAGCTCATTAAATACCCCCAACTTCTAGGACGGTCAAAATCTGCCCGTTAGTTTCGCTGATAGCATACAGGGTCTGCCGCTCCATTAGCCGAACTGTGATGTGTTCACCCTTGCGTAGCACAAAGCCATTGGCAAGCGTGAGATTGCTTGCGCCAATCAGCACATCCTTGGAGTTATTAGCCAGCGCGTGCAGGTGCACTTCAGTGCCTGCCACATAGCCCTCACAGACTGATGCGGCTGCCGTGCCTACGCTCATTTGCCGGCTGCTTAGGTGTTGAATCATTGGGCGCTTTTCCCCCTCTTGGTGCGCTTAACGGTGGCACTCTCCCTAGCCTCGTGGATTACAGCCGCCTCTACGGGCTCCGTAGGGGCAAATGCGGGGGTTTTAGCAGGGGGTACAGGCTGAGCGTAACCGTGCGCGAATAGTGCTAGAGCCTCTGCGTCAGGCAAATCAATCACCCCGCCGCGGGGCGGCCAGGCAACCCCGTTGCGTGTGCCAAGGATTCGCTCAAGCATTCGCACTAGCATTTGCAGTTTTCCTTTCTAAGACTTAGGGGCTGGGCTTTCGCCCAGCCCCTTTCGTCAGTTACTAATTGCTGCGTTCAGCAATTAGGAAACATTTGCGCTCTTGTAGCTCTTGACAGCCGAAGCCTGAACAAGACCCGAAGCACCGCGAACTTCGCAGCGGTACGAAACCAACCCAAGGTTGAAAGCGTACTCGCGCGAAACATCAATTCGCACGCCGCCCGCGAGGACGGTCACAATCTGGTCAAGCGCGCCGTACAGGATTGCACCCGCGGTGTCATCCGTAAGGTCAATGAGTGCTGCAGAATAAACTGGCGCGCCCAAAAGGCGGTCAGCATTATTCGCATCACCTGGGCGGAAGATTGGCTGCCCAGCAGTGTCAACCAAACCCGTTACAACACCAAGCGTGGTGTCATTCATCAACCAACCCGCCTTAGGCGAGCGACGATAGACCTGGTTAGTAGAGGCCTTCAACTTGGCTAGGTCAGTAAATGTAGGATTTACTGAAGCCGTGCCTGAGCCTGTTGCGCCAACGGTTGCAGCTGCAGCAATTGCTGTGCCAGCAAACGCGCCGTGCGCTACGGCCACTTCCTGGCCGCACTTATCCGCAATCATCGCCGAAAGGTCAAAGGCCGCATCGTTTGCAAGCTCGTCAGAAACCTGAATAAGCGTTGCCCACTTTACTGGCGTGAGGTCAAGCTTTGAAAGCGTGCCGTCAGACTCAGTAATTGTGCCAGCCTCAGCAACTGAACCAGCAGTGCCAAGCGCCGTGACGCGTGGAATGCTGAAAGTGTTGCCGGTGCTTGCGCGGATAACCGTAACGATATCTGGGTTGAGGAATGGGTTGTACTGGCCCGCAATAACATTTACGCGGTCAGCAATGGTGCTTGGATTGCCCAGACCCGTTGACTTCGTAACATCGCGGTACTCAAAGGTGCGGGTGCCGCCGTTGCGAGCAAGAGCACGAAGCTCTGCATTCTCATCAGCGTCAACCTTTGCAGCAGCCGGAGCAATCACAGCAGCGAACTCTGCACGAGCAGCGTCAGCAGCGGAGCGGGCTTCGGTGGCTTCCTTTTCGGAGCGAATCGCAGCGGCAACAGTTGCTGCCTCAGCGGTAAGCTTCTCAAAGCGAACCTGTGACTCACCTTCAAGGGCTTCGCCCTTTGAGGCAAGGTCAGTAACGATTGACTGCGCTTCAGTCAAAAGGCTTGCACGCTTCTCGTGCAGATTCCTAATATCAGACATTTTCAATCTCCTATTCTCTATGTTTTTTACTATCGTGCTCGCCTAGCGGGCTTACTCTGCAGCGGGCGCACTCAAAGGTGGCGGGGCTGCGGTAGCGGGGCTGTTAGAGCGTATCGTTTGCCAGGCGCTCAAGCAGCAACTTGGCAGCCGCAACACTGGGGTCAATCCCCTTGCGCGGTGACAACTTACTGCGTACCTGGTCAATAACCTCAAGGTCATCATCGCTGAGCGTTTGCGCAGCTTTGATTGCCTCAAGGGTAGTCATAAGGCGCTCAGCCTCAACACCGATTTTATCGGCGGAGAGCTTGCGCACAGCGGTGAGGCCAAGCGTTGCAGGGTAGGCTGGGGTTTGGCCAGCGCTCAACACGGAAACCTCAAACAGATTGACTTCACGAATGGTGCGCTTATCGCCCTGCCACTCATCGCCTCCCTTAGGGGTGCTGAAGCCAAAGCTCATCCCCATAGCAGCGGCCTCGTGCGTCAACTTAGAAATAACACCGGCGGCATCAGGGTCAGCAGGGTCAAGCTTCGCCTCAACGCGCAAGCCTCGCTCATCCTCTTGGAGCGAGAGCCGCCCGCTTGCCGTAGTGGCAAGAGCGCGTGACTCATCGTGACCAAACAGGAATGCAATCACCTTGCTGCCAGCGGCAGCGCGTGAGAGCGTGCGCTTGAATGCGCCTGGTGCAATCACCTCAGTGAATGGCAGCCCTGCGCTTGGCGTATCAAAAAGAGCGGCATAGCCGCTAAAGGTCTTTTGCCCATCCTCAGTATCGGAAACTGTGAACTCGCCCATTGGGAGAGCGCGCCGCTCAAACTCTTTCACATCAAACCTTTCATCATTAGCCAGCGTGTTTAGCACGCGGTCTGCCCATTGTAGAACTCTGTCAGCGCCGTCAGCCTGTGTTACCTCCACGCCCCACAGATAACCGGCAACGGCTCCAGGGCCTGGGAACTCATCATTAGCAGCGTCACTATTGCGTGGCACGCCTTCCCAATCTCCGCGGTGGCGGAGAATCCACGCGCGCATACGCGTAACTTTGTCATCCTCAACTTGCCCAGCGCGCAGCTGGCGCGCTTCCTCAACGGTCTGCTCTTGCAACCCGTCACCCGCGTAGCCATTCTCGTAATAGGTCAAGCCCTTGGCAGCAGCATCGCGGATAAACTCAGGCACATCAATCACCACGCGTGCCTCATCGCTCTCAGCCTGGTCACCATCAGCCTCGCCGCTCAGGATTTGCTCAGGCGTGTATGCGTCAATGCCCATACCCTCAGCGGCATCTCGTGCCTCTGGGTCATTGTCAATTACCAGCTCAATCTCATCGCCGTATTCCTCTTGCAACTTGGAATACTTGTATGCCTTAAAGGCCTCATTAACGGCTGGGTTGCTCTCGCCAAAATCCTGCAGATAAATCTGCCCGTACGGCACGCCATTAGCGTCAAGCCATTCCTTAGTTTCAGCAAGGCGGTCAATGTTGCGCGCGCTCACCACAATCACCTCAGCACCGTAATCCTGCACGCGGCTCTTAAGCCAATCAATGAGCGGCTGCCGTGGCGTATCGCCAGTGGTGGTAAGCGTGCCGTCAATGTCAGTGATTATGTAACTCACGGTTGCGGCTCCTCACCTACTACGCCAATGTTTAGTGGCTTCCAATGCTGGTCACCGCCAACTGCAAGCCGCGGCAAATCTTCATAGGTGCGCACTTCATCAAGCGTGAGGATTCCGTTTTGCAGGGCCACCGCGTATGAATCCATCCGCTCGCGCTGCGTTGCGCGCAGCAATCCAGCGGTGTTGAATTTGATAAAGGTAGTTTCACCTTCAATGAGGCGCTGAAGCCCAGCCTCAATGCGTGCAAGCATTGGCGAAAGCCCAAGCACTAGCCACGCCTGCCCAAGCGTTTCTGCGCTGTTATAGCTGGTGTTGCCACCTGGGTATTGCAGGTACTGAAGGGGCACGCCATAGATACGGCCAATGCTCTCAACACCCCAATGCAGAGTTTCCACAAGCTGCAGGTCAGAAATCTTTACGCTCATCTGTGAATAGTCAGCGCCGCCGGTGAGCACTGCAACGCGCCACGCGCGGTCAACACCCTCGTGCCTGCGTGCAAATCCTGCGCGCAGATTCTCTGCTTGGTCAGCGGTCAACTCACCAGGCACCTTCACCACGCCGCCAACCGTTGCGCCCTGCTCGTAGAACTTCGCGCCAAACAATTGCGTTGCGCTGGCAAGCCCAAGCGTTACGCGGTGGTGTTCAATCGGTGACATTCCTCGCATATGCTCGCCCGTTGCAAACAGCGGGATGTGCACAATGTTATCAGCACCAAGAGTGCTGCTGCCTTCCTGTGTAGTGATTTTGTAAAGCGGCTCGCCCATCTCGCCGCGCACGCACTCCACCTTTTGCGGGTCAAGCACGCGGGTTTCAACCACTACGCCATCAGGCGAGCGGAGCACCAGAATAAATGCATTGCCATCAAGCAGCAGGCTGCTAACAAGGCGGTGCTTGAAATCAAAGCTGGTGTAGTTAGGGTTGTTAGGAATTGGCACATCCATCCAGCGTGGGCGGTTGACTGGGGTGCGCACGCCAGCGGAGCGAATAAACGCGCCCCACGGAAGCCCAGCGATAGTTGAGGAATACAAAGATACCGCCGCCCATACGGCTCCAATTGCGGTGGCATTTTCCTGTGTGATTGAAACACCGGCGGTGCGCTGCGGATAGTCTGAAGGCCACCACGGTGCAACCACGCGCTGCTCAGTTTCTGTTTCTCGCCCAAGGATGCGGTCAATGATTCCCACTATATTTCTCCCTATAGCTCAATGAACTGCACGGCAGGCGCAGCCTTTGGCGCAACTGTGGTTGCTAGTGTATCAGCACGGCTTAGCGCCATAATGGCTGAAACAAATAAGTCAATTTTCTTATTGCTGTGAGCGGCTTGCTTGCGCACCATCATCCCATTCCTGCTGTAGTAAGGGGTGGCGTTGGCTGCGTGCCGCGCAAGCCGTGGGTCACCTGTGTGCCGAATCTTGCCATTCACCACCGCATCATACATACCGCTGGTTGCTGGCACCATCCGTGAAGGTGTCTGTGGCATTTCTGCCACGGGCAGCCCACGCTGTGCCAGCGCCTCCATACTACGCTGCCAGCGGAATGGGTCAAAGATAACCTCCACTACATTGTAGTTTTGGCAAATCTCAATGATGCGCCCCTCAACCTCATCCATTGAAACACGCCACGAAAGGTCAGCGTCAATTGGGCGCTCCCAATGACCAAGCACAAATAGCGCCTTATCGCTCAAGCGGCACGCCACTGCTGCCGTGCTGTCATTGCTAAAGCTGCCGTCCACCGCCAGCACAATGGGCTCATCTGCGCCAAGCGTAAGGCTTGCGTCACCGCACGCATCCCACGCGCCTGTAGGTAGAAAGGCGGTGGCGCTATTCGTGAATTGGTTGAGCCGCTTGGTGCGGTATTCGCTTTCAGGCGTGCGCTTGCGCGCACTGCGCAAATCCTCAATGCTCAGAATTGGCTGCTCGCCAAGCAGCCCAGGGTTAGCCTCGTGCCATCGGCTCTCATCCTCATAGGCATCCTCTGCCGCTTCCCACCACGCCATACCAAGTGTGGTGTCATCAGACTCACCGGCAATGCGCCGCTTCGCCAATTGGTAGAGCGTGTAGGCAATGGAGTCAACTCCAGTGGTGTCAACCTTAGGGCCAGCGGTGGTGATTGCCACAAAGAGCGGGCTGCGCCTTGCACCCATTGAAAGGCTGAGCACATCAAACAGCTCACGGTTAGGGGCTGCCGCCAATTCGTCATAGAGCACCAGCGACGCGTTTAAGCCTTCCTTGCTATACGCCTCTGCGCTAATGGCTTTGTATACGGTGCCCGTACCCTTAAACTCCATTGCATCGCGGTAGAGTTTTATCTGTGCGCCCAGCTCTGGGTTTAACTCCACTGCCCGCTTGGCGTGGCTGAACACCAGTTTGGCTTGCTCACGCTCATTGGCTGCGCTCAGAATCTCGCCGCCCTTATCCCCATAAAGCCCAAAGAAAATAGGCAGGGTGGATGCCAAGGCTGTCTTACCATTTTTCCGCGCAACGCCTACCAGAAAAAAGCGGTGCGTAAAACTTAGGTCAGCCTTGCGTGCAAGCATATGGCGCAGCAGGCTACGCTGCCATTCCCTGAACTGCAACGGCTCGCCAGCCAATCCGCCCAGTGAGTCTTTGGCAATGGGCACCAGTGCTTCAGCAAAGTCTGCAACCACATCGCCCATTGAGCGCTCAAGGTCAGCAGCCTCTAGCGGGGTCAGCCAGCGGGGTGGCCATCCTTGCCCTGAAGCCTGCGCCGAAACTGCTCTACCTTGCTTACGCTTTCCACCATTGCCAGCCCTAGCTTGGCGCGGTCTGCCGGTGTCAAGCCCAAGTGATTCATCCACTTCCTAATTTCCCCCTCTTGGGTTGCACGCATTCCTACTGCTGGATTGGCGTAAGCATAGCCTTTGTCTGTTTGTAACACTGCGCCCTGCTCTGCAACCTGCTTGCTCAGCTGCGCGTGGAACTCCATCGCCTGCACCAGCATCGTCAGCGCTTCGCGGTCACTCGCCGCAATCCAGCCGCCGGCGTGCGCCAAGATTCTGTGCCAAGCCTCCAGTGCCGCCACGCCCAAGCCCTCAGGCGGTGGCAATTCGGCTGCGCCTGTCAGGCTATTCGTTAGCGAAATTGTGGGCACGCGGTCAGGTCTGAGCGTGCCGCGCTTTGCTTTTATTTCGTTTGGTACTACTTGCTTTGGCAACCTAAACCCCTACCCCCTGCAAATGACGGTGCGTGCGTAGCACTCGGCGCTGGTCTTCTTTTCTTTTTC